CATGGAAGGTGGACTCCAATGTCCAAGGTTTACATCGAGGGCCCGAACGGGCTTGTCATCGGTTTCGACAAGGAAACGGCTGAGGGCCTGCTGCGTCACCCGGACATCAAGAAGGCCGCCGCGCCCGTGGCGCCCGAGCCTGAGACTCCCGAGTCCGACGAGGCTCCCCAGGATGAAGCGCCCGCCGCGCCGGCCGGGAACGCCTCCAAGGAGGACTGGTACGCCTACGCGCTTGCCAACGGCAAGACCAGCGCCGACCTCGAAGGCCTGGGCCAGCGCGAAATCCGCGCACTGTTCACCGAAGCCTAGGAGGCACTGATGGTTGCTTTCGCCACGCCCGCGAACCTGGGCGACCGCATGAAGCGGGAGTTCACAGTGGATGAGCAGGCATGGGTGGCGACTCTCTTGGAGGATGCCGCCGCTTACCTGCGGGGAGTGATGGGAGCACACGTCTACCCGGTGAGCACGGCCACGTACACGGCCTACCCGATGGGCGGCCGGGCCGAGATGCCACAGCCTTACGTTGTGTCGATCGGCCCGGTTGTCCTCACGGACTCCCCCACGACTCCGGTGAACTTTGTCCGGTTCGAGGACGGCATCTACCTGTACTCGGACGACATCGTGGACATCACGTTCACCTACGGCCTTGCTGAGGCTCCCGCGGACCTTGTGGGGCTGAACTGCGCGATTGTGTCCGGGCAGATCGGACTCATTGAACAGGACCTTGGGCTGCAGATCGGTGGCCTGTCGTCTGTGGCTCTGGATGACTTCAAGATCGCGTTCGCTGACGGCGGCGCCGGGACCGGGCTGTCCCTCCCGGATCCGCAGTTGCGGTATCTGCGGGAGACCTACGGCAAGTCCGGCTGGGTTGTTGGGAGTGCACCGTGATCCGGGGTGTCCTGGCTGCCGGCCGGCGCCGTGCTGAGTCGATGATGCGGGACACGTGCCGCATCACCCGCCCCGGGCCGAAGACTTGGGACGAGACGACGATGACGTACACGCCGACATCGACTGTGGTCTATGAGGGCAAGTGCCGGTTCCTGAACCCGTACCGGGCCCCGACGACGGCAAACACCCCCGGCCAGACACAGGTTGTCCAGTTGGCCCGCCTGTCCCTGCCGGTGGCGACGTCGCTGGGGATCAACGAGGCCGACGAGGTGGAGTACCTGACGTCGGAGTCTGACCCGGACATGGTTGGCCGGCGCTTCACGGTGGACGGCCGCGCGCACCAGTCGGACGCGACGGCGCGAAGGATCCCGGTCAAGGAAGCGTCCTGATGCAGATTCAGGTCCGGGGCCTGCAAGCTGTCGTGAAGCGCCTCGAGGGTGTTGACCCGCTGCTGCGGGAGAACCTCCGCAAGGCAGTGGAAATCACCGCCCGGCATATCAAGGACGACGCAAAAGCGAACTTGAAGCCGATGGCAACCCCGCACGTCTCGCATGTCTGGAAGCTCCCGGCCGCACTTCACTACCATATGGAGGGCAACCGCTATTACGTGGCGGCCAAGGTCCGGGCTACTGGCGAGCAGGCCCGGTTCATCGGCGTCATCGAGTACGGGTCCCCGACGTCGGCCCCGCACCCGTTCCTCATGCCCGCCGCACTTATGAACCGCGCTGACTTCCTCAAGGGTGTCCGCCAGGCAGTGAAGGACTCCATCAAATGAGTGACCCGATCCGTGACCATGTGGGCGCGTTCCTGGACCGGCTGAAATCGGATCCGGTGTTCGCCGGCAACGTCATTGACACGAACGAGCCGAAGACCGCTGATCAGCGCGTCCCGCCGTACCTCGTGGTCTATTCCGACACGGGCAAGGTGGTGAACGAGCGGGCGACGTCGGAGCTCCCGAACCGTCTGGACTTCCAGTTCACGGTGCATTCCGTGGGCGTGGACGCTGACCAGGCGCGCGCGTGGGCCGGGAAGGTCTTCTTGATGCTCGCCGGCTGGCGGCCGGTCGTGGAGGGCTGGAAGCCGCAGGGCATCACGAAGCGGAAGCAGCCGCTCCCGATCCAGTTCGACCGCTCCTACACACCCGAGCTTGTATACGCGGTTGACGTTTTCGACCTAGTAACCCGCAAAGCCTGATTGGAGACTGCCGTGGCTCTCACCAAAGCACGCAACAAGGACGGGGACGAGGTAATCGTCTCCGACGAGTGGCTGACCCGCTGGCCTGACGACTTCACCGCCGTCGAACCCACAGTTCCCCCGAAGGAAACTACGCCGGCTACCGGCACCAACAAGAAGGAGAAGGCGTAATGGCCCTCGAAGATACTCCCGGTTCTGTCGCAACAGACGGCAACCTTTCCATCTGGTTTGTGCCCTACGGCGCATCCACCAACCCCGCATCGAAGGCTGTCCTTGAGGGTGGCACCACGAAGCGGATCACCTACTCGCTGACCCCGGACGGCTTCGCCCACACCACGGACGAAGCGACCATCGAGGACGGCCGGCTGACCCTCAAGCAGGCGCTGCAGCAGGCCGGCACGGTCACTGACAACCTCGAACTGTCCTACGTCTACGGCGCCGCTGACGACGTGGCGCGCGTGGCCCTGGCCGAGGGCACGAAGGGCTGGATCGTGGTCCGCTACGCGGTGGACAACGCCGCGGCCCTGTCCACGTCTACGGACAAGGTGGACATCCTCCCGATCCGTACCGGCGTGCAGCGCAAGTCCGCGCCGGCCCGGAACGCGACGTTCGTGATGGTGCAGAAGCAGTTCATCACGGGCACTGTGCTGCGGGACCAGAGCGTCGTCGCCTAGTTGAAATACTCCTGCCGCCCGTCTTTCCACCGGGGCGGGCGGCAGGTCACAACTTTCGTCCGGTGGAACGGTGGAAGGAACAATTCTTATGTCGAAGCTCAAGAACAAGACTGATAAAGCCACATTCCGGTACAGGGACGTAACGGTGATGCTGGACGGTGAGAAGGCGGCCGAGCGGGACGCGCTGATCGAGTCGATTGCGAACACGCAGGAGCCTGTTGACGCACGGATCACTGTGGACCCTGCCGCGGAGGCGCGGAAGGCGCTGGCTGCCCTCGAGGACGAGATGCGCGAGGCCTTGGTCACTGTCCGGCTGCGGGCACTGCCGACCGACAAGTGGAACGCCATTGTGGCGAAGCACCCGGCCCGTGAGGGCGTGGCGATCGACGCGAACAAGCAGTACAACATCGTGGAAGTCACGAAGGCCGCTGTCGAGGCGGGCGGGCACCTGATCGAGGACGGCAAGACCGAACCGATCGACGCCGACGAATGGCCGGCGTTTTGGGAGTCGCTGTCTGGTGGCGACTTTGATCGCTTTTGGATCGCGGCGTACACGCTGAACGAGCAAGACGGCTGGATGGGTGTTGACTTCCTAAAAAAAGGCTGAGGGATTCCCCCGGCCTGTTGAGGGATGTCCGGCTGGCGCGGGAGATGGGGATAGCCCCGCGCCGGCTGTGGGGCTGGGAACCAGTGGAGTCCACCAAGCATCATCATGATGACGCCGGCCGGCTGGTGGGATCCACCACGACCAGGGAACCGGAGTTCGACCGGGAGCAGCGCGAATGGTTCCGGGCCCTGCACGAGCTCGAGGCGGACACCGGCCAGTACGGCGAGTGGATTTCCGAAGCGACGTCGATCGACGCTGACCCGAACAACCGGGACCGGAAGTACCACTACGTCGCGGGCGCGTCGGACGCACCGAACCTGCCGATCATCAACTGGGCAGAGTACGCGGTGACGACGGCGCAGGACCGCTACTACAAGCAATACCCGGACGCGAACCGCGCAGGCCACATGTGGATTGTGCGGAAGGTCAAAAACTAAACATTGGAGGCGGCCGTGGCTGACGAGAAACTTGAAGTCGAAGTACGGGCGAACATCAACGGTCTTGACCGTGACATGGCGGCCGCTTCCAAGGCAGTCAAGGGCCTGGGTGACGCTTCCGACGTCGCGGCGAAGAAGGCCGACTCGCACGCGAAGAAGATGGAGGACCTGAAACGGGCCTCTACCGACATCGGGAAGACGATGCTGGTTGCCGGTGCCGCCATCGCTGCCGGCGTGGCACTGTCTGTGGTGGAGTTCGCCAAGTACGACAAGGCCGCCTCGAACTACCGGGCAGTGTCCGGCGCCACCCGGGCCGAAATGGAACGGCTCAAGCAGACCTCGATGAACCTGGGCGAGCAGTTCGGTTTCACCGCTGTCGAGGTAACGGACGCTGCGACGGCGCTGAACAAGGCCGGTGTGTCCACTGCTGACGTGCTCGGCGGCGCACTGTCTGGTGCCCTGACCCTCGCGGCGACGGACACGATCGACGTCGCTGACGCCGCGGAAGTCGCCGCTATCGCCATGACCCAGTTCAAGCTCCAAGGCAAGGACGTCCCGCACATCGTTGACCTGCTGGCCGCTGGCGCCGGCAACGCCGTGGGTGACGTGAAGGACCTGTCCTGGGGTCTGCGGCAGTCGGGTCTTGTGGCCTCACAGTTCGGCCTCTCCGTGGACGAAACCGTGGGCACCCTGTCCGCGTTCGCCTCTGCTGGTTTGATCGGCTCTGACGCCGGTACAAGCTTCAAGCAGATGCTTCTTTCCCTCGCTTCCCCGTCCGGTGTGGCGGCTAAGAAGATGGCTGAACTGGGCCTGTCGGCTTACGACACGAACGGCCAGTTCATCGGCATCGAGAAGCTGGCCGGAGAACTGCAGCGCACGATGGGCGGCCTGTCTCAGGAGTCCCGCAACGCTGCCCTGTCGATCATCTTCGGCCAGGACGCCATCCGGTCCTCCGCGGTCCTGTACGAGCTCGGCGCGAAGGGTGTTGCCGATTGGATCGACAAGGTTGACCAGACCGGCTACGCCTCACGTATCGCTGCTGAGAAGCTGAACAACCTCAACGGCGACTGGAAGAAACTCACGGTGTCCGTGCAGAACGGGCTCATCGACATGGGCGGGTCTTCGGAGAGCTTCCTACGGCCGCTGGTTCAGTCCGTGACTGGTGCTGTGCACGCCTTCCGGGACCTCCCGGAGCCTGTCAAGGGCGGGATCCTCGCTATGGCTGGCATGACTGCCGCGGCGCTGCTGCTGGGCGGCGCGATCCTGACCGGCGTACCCAAGGTGGTCGAGTTCAAGGAAGCGTGGGACAAGCTCTCAAACTCGAGCAACAAGCACATCAACACCATGTCGCGGATCGCTACTGCGGTTGGGTGGGTGACTGCCGCCTACGCCGCGGCGACGATTGCGGCCGGCCTGATGGCGGACGCGAAGGCGGCGACGGAGAGCAAGGCTGTTTCGGCGCAGATCACGAACGGGATTGCTGGCGCGAGCCAGGACCGGGGCAAGGTCATCCCGGCACTGGATTCCAACTTCCGCAACATCACGAACCCGGCCGACAACCAGGGCTTCACGAAGGTCAACGACTTCACGAGCGCACTGAAACGCATCTACAAGCCGACAATCGCGGACAGCGGCAACGACTTCGCCGGAACCTTGTTCGGCAAGGACAGCGGCTCACAGAAGGCGCGGAAGGCATTCTCCGAGGTTGACCGGTCCCTCGCTGACCTGGCGGGCACGGGTGGCACGAAGGACGCCACCGCGGCGTTCGCTGAGATGCAGAAGAAGGCCGCCGACGCCGGCATTGGTGTTGAAGACCTCATCAAGCTGGTTCCGAGTTACCGGGACGCGATGGTGAACCTCGCCACGCAGAACGGCTTGACGAACCTGACCGAGGAAGAAAAGGCCAAGGTCCTCGCCGGCACGTCGCAGAAGATGGACGCCGCATCGGCCTCCGCAGACGCGATGGCGAAGGCTCAGGAGACGAGCAAGGTCGAGACGGAGAAGTGGTCGAAGGCCCTGGATGACATCGGCGTTTCGGCGTCGGGTGCGATCATCGGCCTGCAGAAGTTCACCGATTTCCTTGTCTCTGCCGGCCTGCTGACCCTGTCCTCTCGTGACGCGACGGCGAAGTTCGAAGAAGGCATTGATGGGCTCAAGGGCAAAATCGACTCCATCATGGCAACCCAGGCGCAGTTCGGTGGGGTGCTGAACAAGAATGCGACGGACTTTGACCTGACCACGAAGGCCGGCCGGGACGCCAATGACGTCTTTGCTGAAATGGCAACGTTGGGTATGTCTTCGGCCAAGGCGATGGCGGCCAACGGTGAAAGCCAGGAATCCGTCCAAGAGCGGCTGACTCAGACCTACGACCAGATGGTAATCACTGCCAGGGGTTTCGGGATGGGCAAGGACGAAGCGGAAGCGTTGACCCGCAGCATCCTGCACATCCCCCCGGGAGTCGATGTCAAGTCGTGGATGGAAGACCAGGCGCGGATCGAGGCTGAGAAGACCAAGGCCGCGATGGACGCTATCAACGGCAAAACCGTCCATACGTACATCATCAACCACGACACCACTTTCCGGGACGTGATCGACAAGTTCTTCACGGACCCGAAAGCGCCGGCACCTGTTGGCACTGGCACGGTCCTGGCGCCGGAAGTCAAAAAGGCTGGTGGCGGTTCGGTCAACGGCCGCGGGCCCAAGGGCGTCGATTCGGTGTACGGCATGTTGGCCCCGGGCGAGCACGTCTGGACCGCTGACGAAGTGGACAAGGCCGGCGGGCAGGAAGCCATGTACGCGATGCGCTCGGCGGTTCGCTCCGGCAGGGCATACGCGCTCCCAGGAGCCGCGCAGGCCGCGCCACAGTCCTCACAGGTCACGTTCGCCCCGGTCTTCCACGTCGCGTCCCAGGACACGGGCGCCGTGGTGCAGGAAGTAAAGGGCTGGCTCCGACTCGAATCAAAGAAAGCAGGGCTGAAGCTTGGCGGGTAAGCGAATCACGCTGGACGGACAAGTCCTGGAAGGCTTTGACGAGTATGGCGAGTGGGGAGTCCACACCTTCGAGGGCTGGTGGGACTCCCCGGAACCGAAGGAACGTCAGGTAGAGCGTCCGGTGGGCTCGGACGGCGACATGGACACCCCCGTGGACTACAAGGCACGGTATCCGACGCTGACGGGAATCTTCATCGCTGACAGCGAGGCGAAGATGTTCGAGGGCATGAACAGGTTCAGTGCGCTACTGCAGCAGCCGAGCACGCTGGAAGTCGTTGGCTACGGCCGTACCCAGTGGGCGACCGTGAAGCGCGCGTCTGGCCTGGTCATCACCCCCCGCACTGATCGGGTGTGCATCTGGCAGGCCAGGGTGAAGGCTGACGACCCGCGGAAGTACGGCGCGTCCAGGACGTTTGCGGTGGCTACTGGTTCCCCGGTCACGGCGTTCCACCGCGGGACGTACCCTGCCTCGCCCAGCTTCATCATCCGCGGGTCCATGCCCGGCGGGTACACGATCACGGTGGATGGCTGGAACTACACCGTGACGAAACCTCTGGTCACGGGTTTCCCGCACCGGATCGACTACAACGATGGCGACCTGTACGTGAACGGGACACTCACGCAGAACAGTCTCGGCAACACCAATCTTCGGACAATCCCGCCCGGCCCGGGCGTCGGCGTCGGGCTCTACCCCGTCAGTACGGGCAGTGGCTCGGCGGACATGACCGTCTGGGACACCTACATCTAAGGAGGCGGCATGGCTTGGCGCGTATGGTCCGTTAGTACGTCGGACTGGCAGACGAAGGTCAAGGTCACGCCGACGTCGGCGCCGTGGGCGCGGGCGATGGGAAGCGGCCGGCAGGAACAGATGGTTTTCGACGTCTTGGATCCGAAGGTTGCTGCGAAGGTCAACGAAACCACTATGGCGCCGTGGAAGCGACTGCTGGTGATGGAGAACTTCGGCCAGATCATCTACGCCGGCTTCATCACAGATGCCGACTATGACCGGGACGCGGGAACGGTGACGGTCTACCACGAGGATGCGTTCTCGCTGTGGCGGAAGCGCATCATGGCCGGCACGGTGGCAGACGGTATGCAGGCGGGCCCGGCACTGACTTTCACCAACGTGACTTTGCCGACCTTGGTGAAGCAGGCGTTCTACAACGGCCAGAATGACGCCGCCAGGTTCAACGTACCGATCGTGCTCCCCGCGGACGAGAGCGGAACGCAGTCGAAGAAGTTCGACCCTTGGGAGCTCCCAACGGTGGCCTCTGTTGTTGAGGAACTGATGAGCACGGAGGGTGGCCCGGACATTGACTTGTTCCCGCGCTGGCGGGATGACGGTTCGATCGAATGGTTCCTCCGCATGGGGAACCTCACCGAGGGCGTATGGTCCTGGGACATTTCCGCGCCACTGTCGCGCGTGTCTGGTTTCAAGCTGCGCAAGAGCGGCGACAACATGGCGAACCGTATCGCCGCCGTGGGTGAGGGCTCGGAGAAGAAGATGCTCCTGTCCGTGCAGGACGGGTCTGCCACTTCGGACTTCCTGCCACTGGACGCGGTGAAGTCGTACAAGGGAGAGAAAGACCCGGCAGCCCTAGCAGCTAGGGCCCGCGCCGACCTCGCAGCCTGTTCCAAACCAACGGAGCAGGTATCAATGGACGTCGAAATGACCGACAACTTCACCGCGGACATGCTCAGGCTAGGCGGAACAGTCAACTGGCGGGTGCAGGATGACCCGTTTGTCGGCACCGGCTCCCGCTCGGCCAGGCTGATCGAGTTCTCCGGGGACCTCACAAACAAAATCCACCTTGAATTTCAGACTGCTTAGGAGGCTTGCATGGGACAGGTGAACAACCTCAATGACCCCAACTTCCAGCAGAAGGTTCTAGACCGGCTAGACAAGCTCGAGCGGGCGACCCCAATGAACAACGCGGCGATCGGCCGGGACGGGTTCGAGGTCTATGACGGCGGCGTAATCACCATCAGCAACGGCGGGCTCAAGGTCACTGGATCCATCGACGTCATTGGCGAACTGATCGCGTCCGGCACCCTGACCTTCTCCGGGACACTCACCCAGGAGGGCGAGTCCACATTCACCGGGCCCACCCACCTTGACGGCCCAACGGACACCACGGGCACGCTCGACGTCGAAGGCGTCACCACGCTCAAGAACGACCTAAACGTTACTGCTGGCGGGAAGATCATTGCCGGCAGCGTGACAGTTGACCCGTCTTACCTTTCCGGCAGCGTTAAGTTCTCCAACGGAACTTACATCGCCGCAACACCTAACGGGGCTCAGCTTGTGAAGGGTAGCGGCGGCGCCGTGACCGTATCGAGTAGTCAGGCTGACATCGGCATTCCTGGCGGTGGCTCTGTGATCGCGGACGGGTCAGGTGTTGTACTCAATGGTCTGCTTACAAAGTCCGGCGTGACGGCGAACCTTTACATCGACCCGGCGACAAAACGGCTGTATCAGGTGGTTTAGCGCGGCGGGCAGACGGTGAGGCGCGCAGCTTCCCCAGCTGCCGCCAGCTTGTCACCGTCTGATTTGCGCAGGTCTTCGGTTGTGAACCCGCCCGCGTAGTGCTCGCACAGTTCCTTTGCCATTCCAGCGATGTCGGCAGCCGGCGCATCCGCAAATGCGGTACCGGAAGCCTGGACCTTCGCCACGAAGTTAGCGACCTTGGCTGACTCCGAGAGCTCTGCGGGCTGAACCGTGGCAGGGCCATGCGCGGCCGGCACGCTACCCGCCGCGCATCCGGTGAGCGCGAGTGCTGACAAAAGAATGATCCCCCCGAGTTTACCCATGCGCCGAGTGTAACGGCCCGGACCACAAATTAAAACAGCGAGGCCCCTAGGGGGCCTTTTTTCATGCCCAGGAGGCAGACATGGCGGTCGTAACAGGGACCATCTATGAAGTTGACGGCGGGCACTTGGCCGGGAAGAACCCGGAGCTTGTCTTCGCACTGAATGACACGTCCAGCACGCAAAACGGCGTCTACGTCACGGAACCGAAAATCGTCACCCCGGGAGGGGATGGAACGTGGACAGCGGACCTAGCCACCACGGACCTCATGCGTGATGACGCCTACTACACGCTCAGTATCCAGTGGCAGGGCGACGACGGGCGCCAGTCCCGCATCGACTACCCGGACTGGTGCATCCGGGTCCCCACGGGCGGCGGCTCCATTGGCGACCTCCGCGGCAGTGGATCGAACCTGTCAATGGTCTACGTCTCCCTGGACCCACCGAAAAATCCGCAGCCGTTCATGCTCTGGCTCGAGCAGGACCCGGACGACGCATCAAACCCTCAGAACGCAGGCAATCTCTACCGTTGGGAGAACATCTAAATGTCATGGCAGTGGAAATTCCTGGCAAACCTACAGGGCCCCCCTGGCGATGTGTCGCTGTACGGCCCGGGCTGGGCGCCGCAGCGTAACGTACCGGCAAACGCTGACCTGAACACGTTCCGCATCCCCGGCGTGCACCGGATCACCACCCCGGACACCGCAACGATCCTGAACCTTCCCCCCGGGATGAACCAGGCCGGCATCTTCGAGAACCTGCAGACGGGCACCGGCAGCACGGCATGGTGGGCGCAGCGGATCAGTGAGCATGGCACGTCGCCGTGCATGTGGTGGCGCTCCACCCGCGACACATCCGGCACCTGGAATGACTGGGAAATCATTCAGACGGAGGGCGGCAACGTCACCGAACTGCACGTTTTCCTGGCTGTCGGTCAGTCGAACATGTCCGGACGCGGCAAGCCGTCCGGCGGCTCCCGCGACCCCGACAATCCCCGGATCCTGCAGTACGGCGCCAAGGCTGTCCCGCGCGCACTGACCACGGCCACTGTGCCGCTGGACATGCACGACACCGCCACGGGGCTTTCCCCGGCGACGACCTTTGCCCGGGACTACTTGAAGACGCAGCCGGCGCACGTCGGCGTGCTCATCATCCCCGCCGCGCACGGTTCCACCGGCTTCACGACGTCCACTAGCACGCTCACCTGGACGCCGAACACCGCGACCGATCCGACGCTGGACCTGCCGGCCCTGGCGGTGCAGCAGACCCTCGACGGCATCGCCTCGGCCAAGACCGCCGGCTACACGGTCAGCCTCGAGGGCATCCTCTGGCATCAGGGCGAGAACAACACCGGCATGAGCCAGTCGTCCTACGCGACGAACTTGGACAACCTCATCAGCTACCTCCGCACGGGGCTCGGCAATGCGAAGCTGCCGTTTGTTGTCGGCCAGATGTGCCCCGAGGGCATCGACGCGACCACCGGCCGCCCGGCGATTGACGCCGCACACAAGGACACGCCCAACCGTGTACCGTTCACCGGGTTCGCACCGGCCACACGCGGCGGGCATAACTCTGGGGACACGACGCACTTCTCCCGGATTGGTGTGGAGTTCCTTGGGCGGACCTACGTGGATGCGCTCAGGGATGCGCAGATCACTGAGGACATCAAGCCCCGGCTGAAAGCTGCCGAGGCGGATCTTGCCACGGTCCCGGCGCAGGTGGAGGCCGCAACGCCGGCGGCGGTGGCGGACTATATTGCCAGCGATCCGAGTGTTGTCCAGGCCGCGGCGGACATGGCGGCGAACAATGCCGGCTTGCTGCCGAAGTGGAAGCCGTCAACGGCCTACACGGCGGGCCAGCAGGTTGTCACCCCGGATGGCGACATTGTTACCCGTGCGACGTCGGGAACGTCCGGCGCCACGTACACCGGAACGAACTGGACACCATCCGCCACGGCTACCGGCCTCACCACGAAGCTGGACGCCTCGCAGAAGGGCGCAGCGTCCGGTGTGGCCTCGCTGGACGCCCAGGGCAAGGTCCCGGCCTCCCAGGGCTCCGTGGGGCTGCCCGCGGACCAGCTCGACTACGTGGCGGCCCTCGCGCACCGTTCCAAGACGACCAAGATGCAGCTGAAGAAGGCCGACTCGACCGGCGGCGTGGAGGTTTCCTGCATCAGCGCGAGCGGGAACCACATCACCTACCAGTTCTACGGGAACGCGGCAGGCGACGACTACCGCGTCCTCGCCAACATCTGGGCCGGCACGTCGACCGCGACGACCGCCCAGGTCGCCAAGAAGCTCACAGCGGACCTCGCCACGACGGGCACCTACGCCACGGTCGGCGCCGGCGTGATGAACTACACCACCGACAAGGTGACCCCGGCGACCTTCACGGTCCCGGTCGTCGTGGACGTTGCAGGGTCCAGCCTGAAATTCCACACCTACCGGGACAACAATGGCGGCCTGTGGCAGTTGACGATCAGCGGCGCCCAGATGGACATGATGCAGACCATCAGCACATGGGCCTCCTCCGCAGGGTATGACTACGCGGGCGTGACGATCTTCAACAACCTGAACCCGGGCACGTACACGATCACCGGCCGGTTCCTGGGCAACGACCCTGCCAACGCACCGAGCAGCGGCACGTCCCGAGGCTGGCTGGCGAACAACGCAGACGCGACCTCCTCGTCCGCGACCTTGTTCGCCGTGTGGGCGCCGTTCCGCGCCATCAACAAGGACATACTGCTCAAGCCCGCATCGAACATGGACTTCGCTATCCAGGTGCAGCCGGCAGGCGGCTCCAACCTTGAATGGGTGCCTTACCACGGTGTTGCAACGGCGATCCAGGCCGATGCTCCCGTGTACCTTGACGGCGACGTTGTGGTGAACGTCGATGCGATGGCAACCGGAGACTACCGGGCGCTGACGAGTTTCGAGCTCGTTCAGCGCGTCTACGGGCGCAATAGTGCCAGTGGTTCCACGAACCTGATGGAAGTGGCGACGAGCCACCTGATCCGGCCCAACAGCCAGGTCACGGTGCAGGGACGATGGAAGGCCCTGGCGAACATCGAACTTGGGGACAACTACCACATGATGCTCCCGGCGAGCATGGCACTGTTCGACAAGCTGGTGACGTCGATCGGCAACGGCTACGTCACGGGCCCGGACCTGATCGGCACCGTCACTAACCTTGTGCCGGAGAACGACCTGGCGACGTCCCACCTTTACCTTGCCTCCACGAATAAGAACGTGGCCGGCGCGGTCAGGTACAACAACCCGCAGGAAACCATCCGGCGCGGCAAGGGCAGCAAGAACACCGACGATACGAAGGCGTTCCTGCAGCACCGGGACTCGACCATCACGAAGGTCTACAACCGGCCTTACGCACCCGGGACGGCGATCCCGTCCGGGACCGTGACCCGTTTCAGCGGCGACTACATCTACACGCAAGGGCTGGGCATTTATGACCAGTTCGCGCTCTAACAAGATCGGAGCATGATGGGAAACCGAACGCTCTCTGTCGGGGACGACATGACTCTCCCGCCGAACGTCAAGGTAGCGGACGCCAACCTCCCCGCGAGGTTGGCGCCCGCCGTCGTGGCGGTCAACTGGACCCCGAACACCGCCTATACGACGGGCCAGCCGGTCATTAGCCCAACGGGCGATGTGGTCACGGCCAAGGTGGGCTTCACGTCCGCGGCCAGCTATTCAGCCGCCAACTGGAACCTGTCAACCTCCTACGTCCTGCTGAGCGCCACTGGCAAGGCAGTCGTCGCATCCGGTGTCGATTCCGGCGACGGGGTGAACAAGGGCCAGCTTGACAGTTCAGTGCTGCGCCACGCGCCCACGGGCGCCCTGGCTGTGACTCTGGACCGGCGCCTCATCACGGGCACAGTCGTCCCGGCACTAACCTCGGGAACGCTCCGGCTGACCGCAGTGTGGCTACCCAAGGGCACCGTCGTCACCAACCTGACATATCTGTGCGGCACGGCGGCAACGTCCCTGACAAACCGCTGGTTCAGCCTATTCGACGCCTCCCGCGTCCTGCTCCGAACCACGGCCGACAACACTGCCACATGGAACGCCGGATCCGCGCTGACGATCCCGCTGGCAAGCACCTACACCGTGCCGGTTGACGGGCTGTTCTATGTTGGCATCTGCGAGGTTGCGACCACGCCGACCGCACTCCGGGGCATTGCATCGAGCACGGGCGCCGGCGTCGCGCTCGCGCCGATCCTCAACGGAGACAGCACCGCGGCACTGACGAACGCGGCATCAACACCAAGCACCGCAGCGGCGATAACAGCGAATGGCAATATCCCATTCGCCTACGTGTCCTAGCCCTGCGAACCCCTGCTGCCATCGTTGCGGGCTGCTGTGAGAGCTTCACGGTAGTCCGCAACGGTCAGCACACCGTTCACGTCAAGCATTTCCTGGATCCGCGCCACGAGGGGCTCCATCTCGTAGTGCTCAACGAGTCGATCGAACGGCTCGGTCAGGTGCGCGGCAACTTCCGCCATTTGGTTCCCCTAAGTTTGTGGACCGCGCCTCATGCGCGGTCCCGTGATTCTATACCAAACGGCCAGGAGGGCCGCACATGATCGACAATCAGACTCCGCAACTGTCCGACCGTGAATTGCTGATCCGCATTGACACCAAGCTCGACGGGGTTATTGAGGACAAGAAGGACCATGAGGCCAGGCTGCGGCACATCGAGGAACAGTCGCAGCGGTATGTGACGACGAAGCAACTCTGGGCCGGCCTCACCGCAGTGTTCGCCGCGGCCGGATCCGCCTTCCCAATCATTCAATGGATGTTCAACAGGTAGGAGTGCCAGATGCTCGACATCACGACTTCTCTGGGCGTTTGGATTCCGCAGGTTCAGGGCCAGTACATCGACATGGACGGCGCGGCCGGCGCTCAGTGCTGGGACCTGGCCGCGCACTGGTCCGCGTTCCTTGGCCTGCCACGCATTAGCACTTTGGGCAAAGGCCGCTGGCCGGGCTGGGCCGGGAACATGGTTGACGCTTTCCCCCAGTCGCCAGAGATTGCCGCCGCTTACGAACTCATCGACCCGAACGCGCCCATGCTGCCCGGCGACATTGTGGTGTGGGGAGACTCCTACCCGGTCTGGTATCCGAAGACGCATGTCGCAGTCGGCGTGCTCGACCAGGGCGCCAACCTTGTCTGCATGTCGCAGAACAGCACACCGTCACAGGCCGGCAACCCGTATCCCATGTGGACGACGGGCCCGACTGTGAAGCAGCAACTTCCACGTCGCGGGTGCATCGGATTCATCCGGCCACGCGCCGGCGGCACCATCAGCTTGCAAGGCACCATCACACCCCAGGAGGACGAATTGTCACAAGCAGATGTTGAACGCATCATCAACGAAATCACCGCGAACGTCGAAGCGAAACACGTTGTCACCCGCTCAGCTATCAATGACGCCCGCGACTCCATCAACTTCAGCACACAGCAGCAAGTCGAAGCCGTGGGCCGCGTCACCCAGCAACTCATCATCGACAAAGCCCAGCCCGCCGTCATTGCCGAACAGATCGACAAGGCCGGCCTCGCGCAGGCTGTCGCTAATGAGCTCGCGAAGCGGCTGGTGAAGTGATGGGCGATCACGTGGAACTTCCCGCAAGCACTCAGACCGCCTACCCGTGGCGGGCCACCGTCCGCACGGCGTTCGCATTCCTTGTCGGCCTCGCAGCGGCATGGGCGCTCGTCATCCAGGCTGCAGGGCTGGACGCTGGCATCCCGTGGGTGGCGACGTCGCTGACGATCGCGGCCGGCGTCACGCGCATCATGGCACTGCCGGCGGTGGATGACCTGATCCGCAGGTTCGTCCCGTGGCTGGCACCCTCGAAGGGGCCATAAAAGGGCCGGAAATTCAACGAAGCCCGACGTAGCTGAGCGTATCGTGCCGTATGGCACGGGCACTCGGCACTCGCATCCCGCGCCACGCAAGGGAAGCAGAGGGTACTAGAGCGTACCCTGCGGTATTGTCAAGACATGCTGAATGTAGAAAGCCTCGTTCTACAATCCCGCCCGGCCCGGGCAACGAAAAAGCGGCACCTGACCAGCGAAAACGCTGATTGGGTGCCGCTTTTTTTGTGCCCAAAAACAGGGCAGGGGCCACAAAAGGGCCACTTATTCCGGTACCCATTTGGGCCCGCTGTAGCTGGGCGGCACTGGGATGAGCTTGCAGCAGGACCATTCCGGGACGATAGTTTGTTCCGCCTCGAACAAACTGCTGAACCAAATCTGCTCGCCAGGCCCGAGGTCATCGCACTCTATGATGTACGCCTGGCTCACTGGATTGCCCCTGCATTGACGATGCCGGAGCAGTCCGGGCAGTGCGCCTTACCGTCAACGCGCGGCGGGCAGGGGATGACTTCGAGTCGTCGCCAGATGAGCAGCGCGCACCCGAACGGCGGTCGGTCACCCTTCGGCCCGATGATTGCCTCCGGGCGGTCGAACCGCATCCGCCCGGGCAGGAACTCCACACGGAACATGCTCCCGGCATCGCGCAGCGGCTCGACGTGGGTCTGCCACCATTTCTGCTCTGTGCGGTTGGCGGGGACGAGCATGACGATTGTCTCGCAGTGGGGGAGCTCGGCCCACGCTTTGGATACCCAGGCATTGAGATCACTGTAGGGAGGATTGCACCACACGCGGCCATGCCACGGCTTGGCAAGCCCGTCGTCCTCGATCGTATAAAACTCGTCGCACTTCGCATTGTGCGGCGCTGCAGCGACGTCGAGCGTGAACCCGCCGAATCTCTGGCTGATGGGGTTGAACTCATCCCAGCGAGTTCCCCTATCATCCACGTCGTCCCGGGCGCCGCGCACGCCCGTCTGCTGCGGGTGGTTTGTGCTCTTGAATCCAACGAGACTCATGATTCCTCCATGTCGTTCCGTGCCATATGGCACACTGTCGGTTACAAAAAACGCGCCCGTCTGCTAGAGCGCGTCTCAGTTAGTTCGTGGCCCAGGACTCGTCGTAGTCCGGGTGGTCCTTGTATACGGACGCGAGGATGGAAAGCGTGGGACAGGGGAATGCCCTCTCACAGGTGATGCAGACAGGGCCTGCTTCCTCGTGCTGGTCAAGCAGCGCGCGTTTCGCGGCGCACTCAGATAGGACGCGGGACGGCTGGAAGTCCGCGATCATCCCAAGGACACCGCCAAGCCATTCGGCCGACGTATTCTGCTGGTTGAGCTCTGAGACGTAGTGGAAGATCGGACCATCGCAGACGACGTGTGCATGCCACCCGCGGTCCTCCACATCCCAACTGCCGGGGAACACAGCAGCGCAACGGTGCGCTGCCGCCTCATCCTCAGCGATCCGGGCCAATAGGAACTCGGTGATTGTCGCCATGGCTATCCTTCTTTCGTTTTTCTGTCGAGTACTGCCGTGTTGTCTTGCGTCTTGCGTTCACGCTCGATGTAGTGCTTCCGGGTCACTGCGTCGGATGAGTGCCCAAGCTGCCCGGCCGCGGCCTCCGCGCCGGACTCCCTGGCGATCAACGTCGCCACGGCGGTACGGAAGTCGCGTTGCTTCACACCAGCCCATTCGGCGCCGCACGCCTGCCGCCACAACTGGGTCACGTTCGACGGCTCCAACCATGCGCCGAAACGGTTCGGGAACACCATCTCCGCTTTCGCCGCGAGCTTCCGCCTGGCGAGCATAGGCCACACAAAGTCCGGGACCGTGATAGTTCGTTCGCCGGCCTCCGACTTCGGATGATCCTGCCGATGCAAACCGTTCACACTGTCCCGCTTCAACGTCCCCGACACTGTGAGTGTCCGGGCCTTGAAGTCGAGGTCCGACCACAGCAGCCCCAGCATCTCGCCCGGCCGGAGCCCGGTGGCGACGAATAGGTCTGTCATGTCAGCGAAGTAAGCCCTCGCCGGGGATGACTTCGACCACTCTGCTATGTGGGCCCGCAACTTCTCAGCCTCATCCACGGTCAACGCTTTCACGACACGTTTCGGCGCCGCTACCTTCGTCTCCCGGACAGGGTTCACCTGAACCGCATCGTGCCGTACCGCCATAGCGAACATGAGGGAGAGCACCACCCGCGACTTCACAGCCACAGATGGGGAGTCCTGCTTCCCCTGCAGGAACGCATCGACCCTGCCCGTACCGACCTCCCGAAGCTTCAAAGCACCCATGCCCGGGATGATGTGCGAACGGAGGATCTGCGCGTAGGAGTCCTTGGTCTTCTGACTCGTCTCGAGCGTTGCTTGCCATGCCTGTGCAAGTTCCGCCACTGTCGTGTCTGCCGTGACCCCTCCGGCCCTTCCGAGAGTCCTGCCGTCCAGGCGTGCTTCGAGCGCGTCCCGGGCCCGCTGCGCCGACGTCGAGGACGCCTTCACGCGCCGCGTCACCCCGTCAACGTCCCGGTAGTAGCAGTACGCCGTGTGGGTCTTCCCGTCCCGCCGGGTCCACACCTGGCCTTTGGAGCCGATCGGGAGGCTAGGCCGGCCGCGCACGGCCCGCCCCGTTGAACGATATGTGCACGACATGCAACTTTTGTGCTGCATGGCACGCTTCGCCCCACAAAACAAGGGCCCTGTCAAACATTGCGGGAACCCTGCGCGAACTCTGCGCGGATCCTGTCCACCGCAGCCGGCGCGAAGTCGTGCGCCTCATCCCTGGACACGATGGACTTGAGCAGCATTTCGTACATCGCGGCGTTTTCCGTGAAGTTCTCCCGGACGCCACGCCGGTACTCGGACGCGTTCCGGTGAGGCTGGCCTTCGTAGGTTAGGATATTTTTCTCCAGTTGGCTAAGCATGCTTACCTTTCCCGGCTTCTTCACAAGCCGTGTGTATAGTTGCTTCCTCTTGCGGCGTGAGGGCCCTGAGCCGGGCCCTCACGTCGTCTACTGTCACGCCTAAGTGATTCGCCAGACCGGTAGGAGTCATGGCTGATGTGAACCCAGTGATGAGTTGGGCGAGTGTGATGTGCATGTGCGACGGGTCCCCAGCGTTATTCGTATTTGATAAGTCTGATTTGGAATCAGTACCCGTATCCTATTCCAGCACCACGACATTCAAAGAACCCGCAGGTCAGGGGCCTAAAAGGGGTCCTTGCCGGCCATGATTTCGTCGGCACTCGCCATGAGCTGTGCCATCGGAGTTTTGATTGCGATGGAGATGAGCCGGACCTGGTTGAGGTCCGGCTGGCGCTTGCTGTTGATAATCCTGGACAGGGTGGATCTTGGTATGTCCGTGAGGCGTGAAATGTCAGCGATGTTTAGCTGCATCATCCCCATTTTGGCGCGTACGACCGTCATGAGAGCGTCCGTGAAGGCGTCCGGTTGGTCTTTTGATCCTGTAGGCATGGTGACAGTTTTGCATATCCCGCACGTTACGTGCAATAGGGCACGCCGTATCCCAAGTGGAACGAGGCGTAGCAGGTAGTAGCAGAACGTGCACTGAGTACACAAACGAGTAATTTCGTAGCGAAACGTGCGTAGTGGGTTGCAATCGTGCCAAGTGGGACGTATTGTTCATGTCATGACCTTCCCAACAATGGCCCAAGTCGCCGGCCACTTAGCCGCGCAAAGCACCGGGCAAGGGCTCACCATCAAAGACTTAGCAACGGCCACAGGCATCAGCCCGAGAATGGTCGAAGCGAAGCTCAAAGGTGAGCGACCGATCAGCACCGGCGACCTCGCCCGGCTGGCCGAAGCACTAGGCACCACCCCCGGCCAGGTTTACACCGCACTGGCCTAAGACCCGCACAGGGCAAGGATTAGCCACCCGGTAGCGCTTGACGGCGTGAGGGTAGGCGACTGTTGTTTGAGAACTCAATAGCGTTTGAAGTTTTGATCGGTGACGCCTGACATGACCCCATGCGGCGAATGATGAACGGCCGATCACAAGACACCCCGCCGCGTCATTTACCCAGGACGCAGGGGCGCACAGTACGCCGTGCCATATGGCACGGACGGCAGCGCGGCGGGGGCCCTGAGCCGATTCGGCGGTAGCCCGGGTTCGATCCCCGGCAGGGCACAAATCATCCCCCTACAACCAGCAGAAGGAGCGTGCCATATGGCACTCGCAGTAATCCAAGATCAGATGATGACCCAAGCGGAGGCGGCACAGTTCCTCTCCCTCTCCCCGCGGACGCTCGAAAAATGGCGATCCGAGTTAACTGGACCCCCGTACCGGAAGCTCGGCACGGCAGTCCGGTACAAACTGTCCGAGCTCACGGCCTGGCTGGACGAATCCGCGCAGGCCGGCCAGCCATGACGCAGCCCATGTACCTGCGCCGGCTGACCACCAACCGGCCGCGCGTGTGCAAGTCCCCTGGCGGGACATGGTGGGCCGAACGGCGGCTCCCCCTATGGGACGCCGCCAAAGGCTCCCTCCACACGCACCAGTGCAAAGCATTCGCCACCCAGCCCGAAGCGATCGCCCAAGCGACGACGTGGGCCCCGAAGAAAGCAGCCAAACCGTGAACGCCCTAATCCTCATATTGGCCCTCGTCCCTGTCGGCCTGATGATCCGTCCCGCACTCCGCTATGACCGCGCACTCAAGAACGCAAGGAGCACCCGATGAGCCACTACACAGAGCCGGCGAGGCCCGCGGCGAAGCAGTCCTTCCACTCCGACGCCGCACTGCACCGCATGAACTCGATTCTGCCGCCCACACCGGAGCAGATCGAAGCTGCGAAGAACGTTGTCTTCCGGGAGCCTGACGCCGACCGTCTGGGCCTGATGATCTTCAACGAGGCGCTATGAGCCTCCACGAAGAACTCCGCGAACTGATCGCAACGAACGGCTGCAGCGGATGCATGGACCTCCTGCAGTATGCGCTCGACCGCCACCCCGAACCGACACCCCCGGATCCGGCAGTGCGTTGGGGAGTCCGCTTCAAGGTAACCGGCAACATGTGGCGCCAGTTCATCCCCGAGTACCAGGCCCGCGACATGTGCGACAACCTGAACAAGATCAGCCCCGACTCCGCAGAAGTCGTGACCACCACCCACACCCCCGGCACCCGCCCCGCACCCTGGGTGCCTGCCTGATGTGCATCCTCCAAGAGCACATCGAACGCGAACGCCGCGCCCGGGAAGCGGAAGACCCCACACCGTATGGCCCGGAGCTCGTCACTGACCCCGGCGACTCACCCAGCTACCAGAACATGAGGACCGAATGAAAGTCCACGAAGCAGTCACCGCCGTCATGGAAGACGTCGGCGCCGTCCGCAAAGACGGCCGCAACACCCAACAGAACTTCAACTTCCGCGGCGTCGATGCCGTTGTGAACGCTCTCTCCCCGGTCATGCGCAAGCACGGGCTCACCATCCACTCATCCCGGGTGACGAAGGAAGCCAGCGGCAAGCAGTTATCCGGCGGGAAGTCGGCAACATCGGTTGACGTGACGGTTGACTACACGTTCACCGGCCCCGAAGGTGACACGTTCACCGCGCAGGTAGTCGCGGAAGCCTTTGACATGGGAGACAAGGCCACCGCCAAAGCGATGTCCGTCGCATACCGGACCTGCCTATTGCAGACGTTCGTTCTCCCCACTGACGACAAGGACCCGGACGAGCAGAACTACGAGCAGGAACGCCACCCGCAGCAGCGCGCAGACCAGGGCCCGAGCCGGGCAGAGCAAGCGCTACTGAACGCCGCCGGCGACCTTGTGAAGCTGCAGGCCGTCCGCAACTGGGCTAAGGGCGTCGGCGCGCCTGACGAGTACATGGCCCGCGTCGAGGCCGCAATCACCGAAGCCACCCCCATCGAAGGGAACGTACAGCCATGACCACCTTGAAGGAACAGAACCTCCGATTCTTGCTCATGAAGACGTTGACGGACATGGTGAAGACGGAGACGGACGCCGGCCGCTCCGAACTGATGGAAGTCCTCCTGGAACAGTTCGAGGAAACGGGCACGAAGTCGTTCAGTGTGGGCATTCCGGGCGCGGAGAAGGTGGCGACGTTCACGATCGCGGAACCGAAGCCCGGGCACAAGGTCAACGAGGCCGAGTTGCTGGAATGGTGCCAGGAGAACCGCCCGGACCTTGTGGAGACGATCGAGCACCCGGAAATGGTCCTCGAAGCGTGGACCGAGCACAAGCTTGTGGACGGCACGGAGAAGGCCATCACCACGGACTACAAGCTCGCCAAGGACACGTACATCACGGAGGACGGCGAACCGATCCCCGGCGTTGAGTACATCCCCGCCGGCACCCCCAAGTCATTCACCGTCCGTTACGAGAAGGGCGGGCAGGAGCGCGTTATCGAAGCGTGGCGCTCCGGCGAACTCGGCACCATCGAACCCGGCAAAACCCTCCCGCAGATCGGCGGCACGGCATGAGCGCATACCCGATAAAGAGCGCCCTTCTTCACCCAGTGATTGCCATACAAGGCGCCCGTGAGTTTCGTTCATCAATTGGCATGACCTGGGACGACGACGCGAAGAACGAGGCGTATGACTTCGGCCGAGAACTTGCCCACCGCCTAACATTCCGCAAATGGGATCACGCCGCGTGGGACTACTGCTATAGCGCCCAATGCGAGAAGGAAACGATCTGGCATGGCGAGTATTGCTCGTCATGCGGACGTCAATGGGGCTACCCGCTATGAGGGCCTACTACTCCGACGATTCTGTGATCCTCTACCTTGGCGATTCTCGCGAGGTAATGCCAACCCTCGCGGACGGTAGCGTGAAGGCGGTGCTTACAGACCCGCCTTACAGCGACCACACGCACAATAGCGCCCGGACTAACAAGCGGACGAAGACCGGAAACGGCAGCGCGCAGCGTGCCCTCAGCGGCGGACAAAACACCTTCGGCTCTATCTCACTGGAAGACCTCACGGCTGCATTTAGGGAGTGCGGGAGGATTAGTCAAGGTTGGGTTGTATCAACGCTGGACACACTCCACTCGGCACACTTCACCATCGGGCATGAAGTACCAGGCTTGCGGTTACTTCGGACGGGCGTATGGGTAAAGACCAATCCCATGCCAAGCATTAGTGGCGACCGGCCCGGGCAAGGTTGGGAAGCTATCGCATACTTTCACCGCAGCGATACCCGGCCAACATGGAACGGTGGGGGCAGGGCAGGCAACTGGGTTCTGCCGACCGTCCAAAAGGCAGGCCACCCGACGTCCAAACCAGTAGAGATGGTGGGCGACTGGGTAAGGCTGTTCACTGAACCCGGGGACACGGTCCTAGACCCGTTTGCAGGCTCAGGAACGACGCTCCGGGCAGCCGTGGACAACGGGCGCAAAGCGATCGGAATCGAAATAGATGAGGCGTATTGCGAACTCATCGCCAAGCGTCTTTCCCAAGGCGCTCTTGACATATTTGGGGGCGCAGCATGAGCGGCGCATCTCCCATGCACGAGCTCAACCAGCACCTAATCGCATGGGACGAGAAACTGGCCGAGCAGCAGGACACCATCGTCAAGGCAGGCATAGCCGAAGCGGATTACCGCCACGCCCGGGCCGTGTTCATGATGAAGCTCAAGGCCGAGAACCCGAAGCTGGCCGAGTCATGGGCGGGCATCGAGGCGGACGCTGACGAGAACGTAGCCAGGCTCAACCGGGACCGGCAAGGCTGGACCGCAGTGTCCGAAGCAGTCAAGTCCCGGCTCGCATGGTTCCGGGCCAAGGCTGACGGGCTCCGCTCCGCTGTGGCGAACGACCGCGCAGCCTCACAACTCTACGCAGACAACAGGGGGACCACATGAAAGGCAACCAGCACTACGCACTAGCTCTAGAGCGCACGGGATGGGTGCACGCTATGCAGGAATCCGAAGGGCAGACCGACGCGACACACGTCACGACGGCACTGGACGCGCTCACGGAAGCAACCCTCGCCCTTGCCTACGAGCAGCGCACGGCCAACCTCATCGCCCTACTGACGGCAAGCTTTACCGCCGTGCGAATTAACGGCGTTGACTGCGGGGCGCTGGGTGGGCAGATCACGGAACGGCTGGACCTCGAATGAGCCGCGACATCCGGGCCCAGGTGAACAGCATCATCCCGTGGGCGCCCGGAGCGAACACCGTCGAAGTGACCCTACTCGTCACCGAGGCAGACGCCGAAGCCCTCTACGGCCAAGACACTGTGACGATCAACGTGAAGGAGGGCTGATGGGCAAGATACCGGACAGGGTGCGGCAACTCGTGTTCGCCCGCGACAACCACCGCTGCCCGCACTGCGGGGAAACGGAAGCGATCGGCCTGCAGCACCGCATCTCGAAGGGCATGGGCGGATCCAAGCTACTCGACGTCCCCTCGAACCTGCTGACCTTCTGCAACGTCGGCAACGCAGCACTCGAAGCAGACGCCAGCGCCGCCACCTACGGCCGCATGAATGGATGGAAACTGAGCCGATGGCAGGAGCCGGAAGGCGAAGTGTTCTACGACGTCACAGACGGCGCCTGGCACCTACTCGACAACACCTATGGAAGGAGGCGTGCCATATGACACGCTTATCCCCGCATGGCACACCCGACCCGACAATGCGCATCTTGTCACTGGGCGCTGGCGTGCAGTCATCGGCGCTGCTCATCCTCGCCGCCCGCGGCGACCTGCCCAAGCTCGACGCAGCGATATTCTCAGACACCGGCTGGGAACCCGCCGACGTATACGCACACCTGGACAGGCTCGAGAAGGAAATCGCACAGCCTGCCGGCATACCGATATACCGCGTATCTTCTGGGAATATCCGCGACGACGCGCTGAACCCGGCGCACAGGTTCGCATCCATGCCCCTATTCATCAAGGGCCCGTGCCAAACGTGCGGCGCGACCGGCCAAGAGGACAAGCCTGCCTACACCACCATGTATCCGACCGAAATCCCGGATGCATTCGAGGAGGTTGAGGTCCCCGCATACCGGGGCCCTTGCCGCAAATGCAGGGGCACCGGCAAGCAGGACGGTATCGCCCGCCGGCAGTGCACGTCGGAATACAAGCTCAAGCCGATCAAGGCGAAGACGCGCGAGCTCCTGGGCGCGCAGCCGAAAGAGAACGGCGTCCCGGGCCGGGTCCCGAATAAGGCATACGCAGAACAGTGGATCGGCATAAGCACGGATGAGCGGAGTCGGGCCCTGGACTCTGCCGGCAGTCTCAAAATTGGCGACGTCAAATACTCTCGGAACCGCTATCCGCTCCTTGAACTGGGCATGTCGCGCGACAACTGCTACTCGCTTTTGACTGCGCACGGGTTCGGGCAGACACCGAAGTCCGCCTGTATCGGATGCCCGTTTCACACAAATGCGCACTGGCGCATGATCCGGGAGAGTCCCGCGGACTGGGCGGATGCCGTGGACTTCGACAAGCAGATCCGCGGAGGATCCGCCAGGGCCAACGCGAGCGGATCCGCGCTCCGCGGGGAAATGTTCCTACACAGATCAATGGTCCCACTCGAGCAGGCCCCGATTGACCGCGACAGCTTCAAGGCATGGGCGGATAGGCAGGGTGACGTACTGCACATGCTCAACGTGGCCGAGTTCGAGGAAAAGCTTGAAGCCGAGGACCGCGACAGCCTCACCGGATGCTCGCCGTTCTCGTGCCGATCCGACGAAGACGATGACTAGACCAGGAAGGAGCCCCAATGATTCGCTTACCGGGCGCGTGGCCCAAGCAAGTCTGCTTCGACCGTAGCAAGACACTCAAGAACACGAACGGCTGGCACTACGTGTGCACCCGCCGCCACTCCCACGGCGGCCGGCACGCGCACGTCTGGTGGGACCTGGGAGGCCGGGTCCGCGCCGTGTGGGGGGAGCGAGATGGCTAGGGACCGCGCGAACATCAACACGAACATCCACACGGACCAGGACTGGCGTGACCTGACCATCGCTGAACAGCACTTGTACTGGCTGCTGTCCACCCACCCGGACCTGAACTATGTCGGAGTGGTGGACTGGCGCACGGCGAGACTGGCCGCGATGGCAGCAGACGCCACACGGGCGAGCATCCAGGAGACAGCCGAGAGCCTGCAGGGCAAACGGTTCGTGTTCATTGATGAGGAGACGGAAGAAATTCTGGTCCGGTCTTTCCTTCGTCACGATGGCTTGTTGAAGCAGCCGAAGCTTTCAATCTCGATGGTGAACGCCTACGGGGCCACGGCCTCTAAACGGATCCGGGAGGTTGTCACGTTCGAGCTTCAACGGCTGTACGCGGAGTTCCCGGAGTGGGCAGCGTTTAGGCAAGAGAAGGTGATGGCGCTGGTCGAAGGTAAGGGTACGGATATGGCGGAGTTTACCCAAGGGTTTACCCCTGCCGTTACCCCTCTGTTTAGGGTAAACGCTGACCAAGCCCAAGCCCTGCCTACAACTACTACTACTACTACAGCTACAGAAAAGCTCTCCCGCCGTTCGCCGGAAGCTGCTCTCCCTGACACTTGGAAGCCAACAGCGGCACATGAGGAAAAGGCGAGAGAGAAATACCTTGACGTGAATCTGCAAGCCGAGACGTTCCGAAACCATGCCCTGGCAAATGACAGGCGGGCGAGGAACTGGAACGCAGCGTTCAACAACTGGCTCATCAAGGCCACTGCTGGGACGCCGCCGAAGTCACGGAACATGCCGCAGCAGTACGGCTGGGCTAACCAGTGAACGGCGTGGACCCGGAGAAGCTGGTCATCGGCGCCTGTATGCTCGCCGCGGACGCGATCCGGTTCGCTTCCGAGGTCCTGACTCCGGAGGACTTCAGTTCGCGCAACATGGCGGAAGTGTTCCGGGCCATCGTCCAAACCCACAAGGCCGGCGAGTTTGTGGAGCCGTTCGCGGTGTGGACCCGGGCGTCGAAGGCCGGCGTCAAGGATGTCCAGGTCACGGAGCTGCATGACTGGATCAGCCTTGTCGGTTCGGCTGAGTCCACGGCGATCTACGCCCGGGAAGTCAAAGAGACGGCCACTCGCCGGCGGATGTCGATGGCAGCGGCCAGGTTCACGCAGAACTTGACGACGACGGACATCCCAACAGCGCAGACGATGGCCGAGATGCTGGAAGCTCTCAAGGACATCCGGGACAACTCCACAGACAAGAGCGTCCGGGCGATGTCTTTGGGGGAGATTCTGGACTTGCCGGACACGGTTGAGGACTGGGTGATCCCGGGGCTGTTGGAGCGCGGGGACCGGCTGGTGCTGACCGGGTATGAGGGCATGGGCAAGACGACGTGGATCCGGCAAATTCTGATCTGCGCCGCGTCAGGGGTTCACCCGACGACGTTGGACCATATCCGTCCGGTGAAGTGCCTTGTCATCGACGTCGAGAACTCGGTGAAGCAGTGGCAGCGGCAGACGTCGAAGATGGCCGCGACGGCTGGGAAGCACGGGACGACCTCCCCGAGGGACAACCTGCACATCCACTGTCAGGGCAGGATGGACATCCGCAAGGACAAGGACCTGGGACTGATTCACCGACTGGTGGACGAGCACGAACCGGAAATCCTGGGTATCGGCCCGATCTACAAGCTGACTCCCACGGCGATCAAGAACGACGAGGAAGCCGCGCCTGTTATCGCGGCGCTCGACTCGCTCAGGGACCGCGGGCTGGTGCTGGTCATCGAGGCGCACGCCCCGAAGATGTCCAACGGGCAACGGGACCTCGCGCCGCGTGGCTCTGCCGCACTGATGGGCTGGCCGGAGTTCGGGTTCGGGCTCGCGCCGGGCGACGAATCGGGAACCACCGCGGACGTCGTGCGGTGGCGTGGGGATCGTGAGACGGGCCGCGACTGGCCGAAGGTACTCGAGAAGGGTGGCCCGTTCCCGTGGACTGCGGAGAACATCCACCCGGACGCGCGCCGGAAGTTCTACGACTGGGACAAGGGGAAGGTGAGTTTCTGATGGGTTACCAGTACCGGGGACCGCAGCGCGGCGCCGCAGACCCGTGGCAGGCGCCGCCCGAACCGAAACCCACACCGACCCCGCCGGTCCAGAAGCCAAGGAAACCTTGCGGGACGCCCGCCGCCGCGATGCGCCACTACCGCCGGGGCGAGAAGCTATGCGACCCCTGCAGGGACGCGAAGAACGCATACTGCAGAGCCCGCGCCCGCAAGTCCCCACGGGCGCGATGGCGTCACGGAACCTACCCCGGCGCCAAGTGGCACTACAGACGCGGAGAGAAACCATGCGATCCCTGCCGGGAAGCCGCCAACAAATGGTCACGCGAACACTACGTGCCCAGGGAGAAAACCGTTCGGGCTGCCCCTATGAAGTTGTCCAGCGATGACATCCGCACCATCAAGGATCGACTCGAGGCTGGCGCGCAGCAGAAAGACCTAGCCGCCGAGTACGGCGTTTCGGGACCACTCATTTCAATGATCAAAACAGGAAAGCGAAGGACCACCTAGTGGCAAAAATCATCACCATCTACTCGCGGCCGGATTGCCAGCCGTGCAAGCAGATCAAACGCTGGTGGAACAGCAAAGGCGTCAAATACCAGGAGGTCAACGTGGAGAAATCCCCGGCTGACCTCGAAGCCATCAAGGCCCTCGGATACGAGCGAGTCCCCGTGACCGTCGTCAGTAACGGCGACCCGGAAACAGACCTGCACTGGGGCGGACTCGTCCTGGCGAACATGATCAAATACACCCTCGAGAAAGCAGCCTGAACATGACAACGATCCGGGAACTGCAGAAGCAGTGCGGCGAGGCAGCCGCGGCGAAGGGCTTCCACGAAGACCGACCCCGGCCATTCACCGACGTCGAAGGCAACGTGACGAACCACGGGCTCACTGACTGGCAGGGCAACAAGCTGATGCTGATTGTCTCGGAAGTCGCTGAGGCTCAGGACGAACTCCGCAAGGGCAAACCAGCGGACCAGACCTACTACCCGACCATCAATGCCATGCCCGGCTCATTCGATCCCGCCTTCGCCATCGGCAAGCACAAACCTGAAGGCGTCCCCTCCGAACTGGCGGACGTAGTGATCCGGGTCCTCGACTTCTGCTACACCGAGGGCATCGATCTGGAATCCATCATCGAAGAAAAGCTGGCGTACAACGCGACCCGCGAATACAAGCACGGAAAGAAGTTCTGAACATGGCAGGCGAAACCAGCATCACCGTTATCGGCAACCTCACCAACGATCCAGAGTTGAGGTTCACCCCGAGCGGATCCGCGGTGGCGAACTTCACCATCGCAAGCACCCCCCGCACATTCGACCGACAGAAGAACGAATGGGTGGACGGAGAGACATTGTTCCTCCGCTGCAGCGTGTGGCGGGAGGCTGCGGAGAACGTGGCCGAGTCCCTGACGAAGGGCATGCGCGTCGTCGTGGAAGGCCGGCTCAAGTCACGTTCGTACGAGACGAAGGAGGGCGAGAAGCGAACCGTGATTGAGCTCGAGGTTGACGAGATTGGCCCGTCCCTCAAGTACGCGAACGCGAAGGTGAACCGCACCCAGCGCAACAGCAACGGCGGCGGCAACCAGGGCGGCGGGAACTGGGGCGGCTCTTCCCAGCAATCGCAAGGCCAGAACGCCCAAAGCGACCAGTGGGGCAACGGCGGCTCTTCCAACGGCTGGGGTAACGGCCCCGACTCAGAACCTCCGTTCTAGCCGATGATCCTCGCGGAACTGTCCGTCCCGGCGCCGTGCAAGCTGATGAACAGCAACGACCGGCCACACCCCCAGGCGAAGGCGAAGCTCACCCGCGCATGGCGAGCGGCAGCAGCCGCAGCGGCCAGCACTGACCTCCCGGACCTGCCAAAGCCGGTCAGGATCATCGCCTACGTGTGGAAGCCGATCAACAACCGCTACGACCCAGGCAACCTGTACCCGACAGCGAAAGCGATCGTTGACGGGACAGTGGACGCGAAGTGGTTGCCCGATGACGACAGGCATCACGTCGAGGGCCCGGACATGCGCCACGGCGGTATCGGCCCGGCCCGTATCGTGCTGCATTTCGTGAACGTCTAGTGCCCGGACCCGTCCCATATGGCACGCCCGGTGCAGAAACAAGGCACCAGCGCCCGTATGGGACGGGCCCGGCCCCATCACCCCACCCAACACAAACGAGGCCCGCAGAAGGGCAGGAAAGGCCCCACCATGACAGTCACCCCAAGATCGAAAGTCAAAGGCACCGCCCCGTGCGCCAACTGCGGACACATGACACGAACCTGCCGCCAGTCCGAACGGGACTACCCCGGCACGCTGCGCCGCATAGCGAACGGGCTCTGCCAGCGCTGCTACCAGCGGAGGCGGGCCAGCGACAAGACCGCGGCCGGCCCAAGGTTCCCCATCCTTCCCTGCCCCACCCCCGGCTGTGACGCGATGACCCGATCCAGCGTGGACACCATCAGAGTCGCGCCCGGCACACGGAAGCGAGTCAACGGGATGTGTTTCGAGTGCGACAAGAAGACCGGCCCGGACCCCGAAGTGGTGAAGCGCGCGGCTGATGACCTCGACGCCTACCTGGCCGCACGCCGGAACCGCCTCGCCCGCACCAACCAACTGACAGGAGCACGATGATGAGCAACGAACGAGACGAACTGGCCGAGATTATCGAGTCGGGATATCCCGCCAGCGACACGGACTGCCCATACGACCACGCGCCGGAGATTGCCAACGCGATCCTGGCCGCTGGCTACCGGAAGATTTTCGATGGCGATTGCGGCCTGAGTAACGTCAAGGACCCCGAGGATAGGGAAGCGGCCGAGGCGTGGATGCGGTGGGCGAACCTTGTGAACTGTGGCGACGGAAACAGCGATGCTATCGACGCCATGAGGCAGATGCTCTCCGAGTTCGGCTACCGGAGGACGGCATGAGCGAGACGCACTACTGCCCGGTCCAAACCCACCCGGCAACCCGGGACTCGCCCCCGGAGTGGTGTGAGAACGAGGTCCCGTCCGAGGACGACTTCTGCCCCATCCACGAACCCGACGAGCCCGACTGGGACGCGATCCGCAAAGACGCCAAGATCGACGCGAGGCACGAATGAAGACCGTCCAGACCACCACCCGCCCCATTCACCTACCCGAAGACGAGGACGCGGCCAGCACCCTTGAAGCCGCACTGAATGACCCGGAAGGCCGGGCACTCGTCCAGGCCATCCACGATAGGAAGGCACAACGATGAGCCGTTCAGTGACGACAGACTACGAGGCCCTACGCGCGCAGCAGGCACGCCAGCAGGAACCCGCCACACCATCGCCAGTGTGCGAGGCGGAACGCCGCAACAAGCAAGCCCTGTTCATCCTCGAGAACGAATGGGGATGCGGCCGCATCAACGTGCGAGAGCTACAGCGGATCCTCCGCGGAGACAACGAACCCGACACCTGCAAGGAGACACCATGATTGCGAAGACCCCGACGTGCCCGTCATGCTTCCGCCCCGGCGGCGCCCTCACCGCCAAACCCCACTGCGCATCCGAAAACTGCAGTTGGAACATCTGCGACTGCAAGACCACCTATGACCGCAAGACCCTGGCAGGGTTCGGGAACAACCCGAAACCCGTCCACTACCCCGCACCGGAGGCGAAATGAGCAGCGCGCCGACGATCATCCCAAACCCGGAGTGCAGGGATGGAAAGCACCGAAACTGTGACACTGAGGGATGGGACACTTGGGCTGACGAACCGGCCAACTGCCCGTGCGAGTGCCACAAGTGAGCGCGCAGACCTGCAACTGCGGGACCACACTTTGCGCGGAGCACACCCGGAGCTTCTTGGACATCCTGGCCGACGTCCCCGCCCAACTGACCGCCATGAACGCTTCAATCACGAAGCAGTCCGTGGCCGGAGGGCAGGGTGGGAAGGTGCAGAACGATGACGACAGGCCCATGCCGATCAACTTCGGCGCCGCGGAAGCACAGAAGGATTTGATGCTCGAGCTCGCCAAGGTGACGCGCCGGATCCGCCACTGCCTCCCCGAAGGGACCTGCCCGTCCTACCCGGGCATCCCCAAGTGGATCACCGGGCTCATGCCCCGCATCGTCAACCACCCCGAAGCGGTGGACTGGTACAACGGGATCCGCACAGCCTACGAGAAGACGGTAAAGGCGATCGACCTGCCACCCGAGCAAGTCCGCGCCGGCACCTGTGGAGAATGCAACGCACCGCTCTACACCGCGGCCGGGAACGAGAAAGTCCGCTGCCGCCCCTGCGGGATCAGCTACGACGTCGCCAACCTCCAAGGCGAAATGCTGGAACGAGTCCTCGACTACAACAGCACCGCCCAACAAGTCGTCCGAGTCATGACCGCCGCCGGCATCCCCATGAAACTCACCAGACTCACCAAATGGGCAGACCGCCGCCAGGTTGCCTTCACTGACAGCGACATAGGAAGAATCTTCACAGTTCGAGATGTGTTGGAGACACACAAGGCCATGAGTAAAGGATCCGAAGCGTGAACGCCAGGGTAGAAGCCGCCGCGAAGGCTGCGCACAAGCACGACTTCGGTCACTCGCCATCATGCAGATGGGAGGACTCATCTGTGCAGTTACAGGCCGATTATGCGGCCTGCGCAACCGCGGCCCTCACCGCGTCCGACGCCGTGATGTTCAGCCCGGCCAACATCGCTGAGGTTGTCCGCACCACCGGCCTGTCCATCCAGACCGTCACGGAAGTCATCCGCACACTGGCCGGCAATCGGGCATAAACCGCGTGTCACATGGGACGATAGTTGCCATATGGAACTCTGGGGAGTAACCTAGAGGTAACTTGTGAGAAGTGGGCAGGCAGGGGAAGGGCCGGGACTAGCGTTCCGGCCCTTCCCTCGTTAACACTGGGGGTCAACCCTGGGGCACGCCAAATGGGGGTCCCCAAAACCAGGTTGGGAAACCAGGTTGGAAAAACGCCGTTAGAAACACCGGGGGAGCCGCGATGCCGTCAAGGATCTGCTCCAAACCCGGATGCCCGGCCATCCACGACGGGACCACCGGCGCCCGCTGCCCCGCATGCGCCAAGACAGCGGACAAAGCCCACTGGGCCCGCACACGCGCGTACAGCAGCAAAGGCCACCGGGAAGTGTTCCGCGCCGGCGTCCTCGCCCGCGACCATGTATGCGTCCTCTGTAAGGTAGCGATCGCCACCGTAGCCGACCACCACCCCAAATCACGGGCCGACCTCGAACAGCTGGGCATGAACCCCAACGACCCGGCCCACGGCCGCGGACTCTGCAAACCCTGCCACGACACCGAAACCGCCCGCAACCAACCGGGCGGCTGGAACATGCACAACTGAGAGTGTGCACAATCCTTACAGCCCGGCCTAAGCCGCCGGCTGGGGATACGAAAACGGCGGGCCCGCAAAAATACAGGCCCGCCAAAAATACAGCTCTACAAAAATACAGCCAGCGGAGGTCCCCCCAAATTCTGGGTGCGCCTCAACGCTGGCTGTCCTGGCCTGGCGACGTCGCCGGCCGTCCTAAGCTCACCCGCGCGCGTCATCCCCCATAGGCGCGCGCGGGTGCATCACCCTGGCACCATACGGCGCTAGGCGCGCCCAATGGTGGACGCGCCTAATAAGTGATCCCGTGGCCGGCGCTGCATTATGCCGCTCACCGTTTCCCGTCCAAGACGTTAGCTATCCGCTGCATGTCATCGTCTGCCGCATCCGATAGCCGCGCGCACGTCATAGCCGCCTCTATGTCTCCCGCTAGCAAGTGGGAGACTGCCTTACGTGCTAGCCTGTCCCGCTGATCCCTGGCCGCTTGCCAGTCCTCATGAGTCGCCATCATGCCACCTGGCAGTTAGTGAGCTCGGGCCCGTTGTATCCGTATTCGCAAAGGTCCCCTTCGCTGTAAAGGGTCTTCGCCGGTACGCTGGCAACCATCACGGGCCAGTCGTTCGCCGGCTCATCATCCTGGCAAGCGTGGATCCTGGCGTACTCGAGTGACGTCGTAACCCAATCGCCGGAGTGAATCGCGCTAACACTGGCCGGCGCCGCCCGGTAAATGGTCACCATTGCGTCGGGTTTACCTTCCACTGACTGAGCTACCCGCGCTGCAGTCTTCCAGGCCGGCCCGTGAGTGTAGAGCTCGGGGCGGGTGTAGACATCGGGCATAACCGGATCAAGGGCCCATATCGGCGCCGCGGTCCCGCCTTCGGCGTCTTCCAGGTCCGGGGCGGTGTGCTGCAGTTTGTAGCTATCGTCCATGATGCTAATCCTTCCGTGAGAGTTGAAACGGGTAAACCCGCTAGGCGCGATGTCCTAGCGGGAATATCCGGCGCAACTGACTTAGGCCGGCACCGTCACGGCGCCGCATCCGCCGTTGCCGCCATCCCATGAAAGAATCGTGAGGGCGCCGCATCCGGTGCACTTCCTGAGCGGTGAAAGAAAGTCAGTGGCGGGCAGTGTGTAAGTGGTCCTGTTGCCCTTGCTGAACTGAACCGTAACTGCGTCGGCATCCACGTAAGCGACTATCCCGGAGTGATCCAGAACGGTCCCGCCGTCGTAGTACATGCCCGCTACTTTGTCCCCTGCTTTGTATCCCATTGCCCGCCCCTTACTTTGCGTAGATAACATCGGTGCCGGTCCAAGTGAAGGACCGGCCGGACCCGTTGCCCTGTTGCTGCGCGTCCCAGTGGCAAGCGATGGGGCCGGAGTAGTTCTCATCCTGGCAAAACGGGAGAGGCTGACCACCGGGCGCGCAGCCGGCGAGTAATAACGCGGCGATGGCGAGTGAGGTAAGCTTTTTCATGATGTCCCCTTAGAGTTGTGGATCCGGTCTAGCTTGTCCGGCTACGTGCCATGCTGACCAATTCGGCCGGCATGGCACGTCGTCAAGCAAGCTAGACAGTGGTGCTGATAAGCCAGTGATCCGGCTTGCGCTTGAACAGGTCCTCCAAGACCGGGGCGAGCTTGCCGGCGACGTCGGCATAACGCTTATTCCCGTTGCGGAGCGCTTCCGTGTTGACTTCCACGGCGCCGGAGCGGCGAACGCGGATAATGGCGATTCCGTCACGGGCAATGTAGTATGTGACATCCTCCGGCCGCTGCGCTGTCACGCGGTCGAACTCGCCCAGGTAGCGCGCTTCCAATTCCCGGGCACTGTCAACGATTTCCTGGTTGAACGTGTCACGGTAGCCATGGAGCGCCGTATCAGTGGAGCGGGTAGAGAGAATGTAGATTGATTCACCCTTGAGCCGGAGCGGCCGGCAATCGAACGTGTGACCGGTGCTAACTACTTCGGTAACGCGGGCCCAGGTGGTCGGCTTGTGGTAGCTTGTCATAGCAATCATTCCTTAGTTTTGGTTGCCTGGCCCCGGGATATTTGCCGTATCCGCGGGGCCGTTTTCATTGGTGCTTATGGATCAATCTTAGCATAGTTTCTATACCGGGAAAGACCTTTAGGGAAGTTTCCCGTCATTGTGTTTCTTGACAATGTTGTTGAGAGCTACGCGCGTCATCCCCGTTGCCGTCTCCAACTCAGGCCAGGTAACGCCGGCCTCACGAGCTTGGATAATCCATTCATGCCTGACGGCCAGGTCCATGCGGAGTTGCTCCAGGTTCCGTACTGCAGCGGCGCCGCGCTCACGTGCACGTAGATCAACAGTCGCCGGTTTCATGTCTTGCATGAAGTCGCCCCATGTCATCCGCCCATTAGCGTCGAACCATTCACGCGCGTCTTCCGTGATGAGGGTAGCCCAATGGTGCCAGGGGCCGGCGAATATGTCTTCTGCCCGCTTTCCCTTAGCCCTTGCTGCATCGGTTAGGACATTGCCGCCGCGGCAATGGTTCCCGAGTTGCTCCAGTGAGTTGTCACGGTAGGACTCCCAGGTCTGACGCAGGTCTGCCATCTCAGCGCTTGTTATACGTTTGCTCATGTATAGATTCTATACCCTTTCGCATGTAAAGCCAACTCGAAACACTCACACCTGAAGCGAAACAAAGTGCACGACGCCAGCTGTGCAGTGAGCGAACGAGTGCCGGCCGGCGAACGAGCTGCAAGCCACCTGACCCCGGGGGGCGCCCCCCTTCCGCGCACCCCACAGGGACGCGCCCGGGAGGGCCGAAAAACCGCAAGTGAGTTCAAAGGGTCGATGACCCCCTGATTTTCGAACACGTGTTCGATCTTTTGCCTCGAGGTTCGGGGCGCCCGGATGGAGTGATTCCAGCGGGATTCTGTCTGAGGAAGTGATTTCTGATGGCGCGTGGTGGAGCTAGGGCCCGTAGCGGGCCGCAGCCGGACTTGGAAGCGTTTGCCCGGGAGTTCGATAAGGGCGATTGGGTGTTGTTGCCGGCGCAGTGGGATTATCCTGCGCCGGATTGGCCGTTGACGTCGTCCTTCGGCATGACTGTGGGCAAGGGCGAGGACGCAGACTTCATCCAGTTGCATGACCGGGAGATGTACTTCTGGAACAACCTCTGGTCCCAGGGCCAAGCCCCTATGTGGCTCATCAACAAGCAGATTATGAACGTGGCGTTGTACTGCCGGGCGTTTGCGATGGCTGAGGCGTCTTTGGCCCCGTCATCGTCTGGGCTGCTGGGAGAGCTTCGGCAGGCCCGTGAGGACCTTGGGCTGTCCACGGCGGGTCTTTCCCGGAACAAGTGGCGCTTCGCCACGCAGAACGAGGTTTCCGTGGCAACCGCGGAGAAGGCGGCCGGCGCGACCCCGAAGGGGACCCGGAAGAAGCCGGACAACGTGACTGATTTGTTCGCTGGGGTGACTGTCCGTGCTGGCACATGAGGGAACGATCCCGCAGGTGACGCTTGGCCGGCTGGCGGCGTCGTGGATGCACGCGCACCTGGTCATCCCGGATGGCGACATGGCCGGGCAGCCGTTCCGGCCGACGCTGGACCACATCGTCTACCTGTGCAACTTCTACGAGGTCCGGCCGACTGCCAAGCCTGGCGAGCGGAACGTGGCGTTCCGGTATCGCACGGCGTTGTGGATGGCCGCGCAGAAGGTTGGCAAGTCTCCTGGCATCGCCGCTGAGGCGTGCTTCGAGTTCGTGGGCCCCGCGGTGTTCGATGGCTTCGCCACATTCGGGGAGACGTACCGTTGCCGGGATCATGGCTGCCCTTGCGGGTGGGAGTACGAGTTCGCTGCGGGTGAGCCGAAGGGCCGGCCGTGGAGCACTCCCCGGATCCAGATCGCGGCTGTTGTGGAGGACCAGGTGGAGAACACCTGGGGTGCTCTGGTGCCGATGATTGACAACGGGCCGCTGGCGAACCTGCTGCGGACTGGTGAGGCGTTCATCAAGCACCCGAACAAGAACCGCGATTCGCGCATTGAGACTGTGACGTCGAAGGCTGACGGCCGGCTTGGTGCGCGTATCTCCCGCGGCCTGTGTGACGAGATTGGCCTTTGGACTGACTCGAACAAGATGAAGAAGTTTTGGCGGACCCTGGCGCGTGGCGCCGCGGGTATGGGCGGCCGGCTGGGTAACTCGACCAACTGCTATGACCCCGCGGAGGATTCGCAGGCTCAGGCGTTGTACGAGTCCCGGCAGAAGGACGTCTACAAGCACTACTACCCGCCGCCGACGTCGTTGGACTTCCGGTTGAAGGCTGACCGGAAGAAAATCTTCGCGTTCAACTACCGCTTCTCGCCGTGGGTGGACATCCGTTCGATCGAGTCTGAGGCTGCGTCCGTGATGGAGCAGAACCCGGCTGAGGCCGAGCGCTTCTTCGGGAACCGTATCGTGGCCGGCTCGAGGACTTGGCTGCAGTCGGCGCAGTGGGCGGACCGCAAGGCGTCGTTCACGGTGAAGCCGCGCACGAAGGTCTGTGCAGGGTTCGACGGTTCGGAGACGAACGACATCACGGGCATCCGGTTGGAGACGCTGGACTTCCAGCAGTTCACCCCGAAGTACTTCAACGGGACCCGGGAGACGATCTGGGACCCGCGGGAGTTCGACGGCCGTGTGCCGCGCCCTGAGATTCACCGGGCGTGGGAGGACATCAACAACCAGTTCGAGATTGTCCGCGCCTACTGTGACCCGTTCAAGTTTGAGACTGAGCTTGACGAGTGGAAGGCCGAGTACGGGGAGACGGTCTTCTTCGAGTGGCGGACGAACCGTATCTCGCAGATGCACGCCAGCCTCGAGCGGATGAAGACGGACATCATCGAGCCGGATTCCAAGTTCTGCCATGACGGGTGCGAGACGACGGCCATTCACATGCGGAACGCGGTGGAGCGGGCCCGGCCCGGCCAGAAGTACATCCTGGGCAAGGCCACGGAAATGCAGAAGATCGACCTTGCCATGTCGTCCGTGCTCGCGCACGAGGCGGCGGCAGACGCGGTAGCCAACGGCGACCGGAACATCATCGACACCACAACATACGCCTGGTTCTAGGCGGGATTGGAGACGGACTATGGACGCAACCGAGGCGCTGCGTCTTGTGAACCGGATCCATTCGCGGATCCTGGGACGCCGGGCGGAAATTGAGAAGAACGAGCGGTACTACTTGGGGGATCAGAACCTCACGTATGCGACGGCTGAGTGGTTGAAGGCGAACGCTGCCCGGTACTCGCAGTTCTCGGACAACTGGTGCGCCCCGGTGTCGAACGCGATCGGGGAGCGCATCGAGGTCACCGGCCTCAAGTTTCGGGACAACGCGACGTCGGCAAACGACTTGTGGGATGACTGGCTCCGCAATGAGATGGAGATGCAGTCTTCGCAGGGCTTCTTGACGTCGTTCAACACGAAGCGGTCTTTCGTGATCGTGTGGGGCTCCGAGGACGACGTGCCTGTGGTGTCGTGGGAGCACCCGTCGCACGTGGAGATTGAGTACGAGTGGGGGATGCTGGGCCGGCGCCGGAAGGCCGCGTTGAAGACGTGGGTGGATGAGACGACCGAGTTCGCCACGCTCTACACCCCGGACTGGGTGTTCAAGTACCACCGGAAGCTTGGCCGCGGCATGAACGACCGTGTGGCGCAGTCGGAGCAGGCGCAGGGCGATTACACGTCGGGCGGCTGGGAACCGATCGACGTCAAGGTGTCTGGCGACAATGTGTGGCCGTTGCCGAACCCGCTGGGCGTTGTCCCGGTGGTGGAGGTCCCGAACCGCCCGATCCTGGGCGGCGAGCCGGTGTCCGAGGTAGCGCAGGTCATCCCGCTGCAGGACGCCATCAACATCCTGTGGGCCTACGCCATGTACGCCGGGGACTACGCCTCGATGCCGGCGCGTGTGCTGCTGAACGTGAACCCTCCCATGCGGAAGGTGCTCGACAACACCGGCAAGCACATCGGTGACGCCCCGGTGACGATGAAGGAGCTCAACGAGTCCCGGTTCGCTGTGTTCAACGGCGGCGCCGGGTCGAAGGACGCGAAGATCGACTCGTGGCCGGCCGCGAAGCTTGACGTCTTCACCGACGTCATTGAGCTCGCTGTGGGGCACATCGCCGCGCAGACCCGAACACCGCCGCACTACCTTGTGTCGAACAAGGGCCTGTCGAACCTGGCCGCTGACGCGCTCAAGGCGGCGGAAATTGGTCTGGTCAAGAAGGCGCAGGAGTTCCAGAAGTTCGCCACGCCGGCCATCCGGGAGGTTTTCCGGCTCATGGCGCTGGTGAAGAACGAGTCGGCGCAGGCCGAGCAGGTCCGGTTGGCTACGATCGCGTGGCAGAACCCGGAAATGCGGTCTGAGGCGCAGATGTCCGACGCTCTGGTGAAGAAGAAGACGATCGGCTACCCGCGGCGCTACCTCATGGAGCTCGACGGCGTATCTCCCACGGAGATTGACCGTATCGAAGAAATGATCGCCAAAGAGGAACAGGCGGCGCAGGACGCGGCACTGATGGGGGCGCAGCATTTTGACCAGTCTGGCGGAAATAGCCTCTCAGCATCAGATGGACCGGCTGCTGCTAGCCAACCAGGTAGCGCTCCGGGTGGGCAGGCTGTGGCGGCAGGTTGATTATTCGAACCTAGCGGCGTCTGTGGCGTCCCTGGCGCCCGCTCTGCTGCAAATGCTTGTGGGTGCCCAAGAAGCGGCTGCGGGGCAGTCTGGCGGCTACATGGCGGCTGTGGATGACCATTACGGGGTTGAGTCCACGGCCGCCATTCACCCGGAGGCGTTTGCCGGCATGACAGATGACGGTGTGGGGCTGGATTCTGCGGTGCTGTACTCGTCGCAGGTCATGTTCGATCAGATCAGCCGCGGCGTCGGCCCGGACCAGGTGCTTTCGGCCGGCAAGAATTTCGTGACGCAGATCGGCCGGACGGCTGTGATGGACTCTGGCCGTGAGGCTGACCGGGTGCAGATGTTCGCCCGGCCGCAGTACAAGCGTTGGGTGCGGCAGATCGGGCCCGGTGCTTGTTCGCGGTGTATCCAGTTAGCGGGTATCGCGTCGTGGCAGAAGGCGTTTGCCCGGCACCCGAACTGCCACTGCATCGCTGTCCCTGCTGCGGAGTCCTTTGATGGGGCGATCGAGACATCCCCGCGGGCGTATTTCGATCAACTCTCACGGGCCGAGCAGGACCGGCGCTTCACGAAGGCTGGCGCGGAGGTCATCCGCGAGGGCGCTGACATTTCCCGCGTGGTGAACGCGCGCCGTGGTGCTTTGGGGATCAAGTACGGGCCCCGGGTCTTGCCTGGCACGGTTCCGCGGGATCTTGGCAGCGTCGGCCGGACGATCCAAGCGCGGAACATCGGCACCCAAGAGCATCCGATCCACGTCTACGAGACGGTGGAGCTCACCGGCAAGCGTGCGCGGCGGCAGTTCTCTTACGGGACGCTGGACCGGCGCTTGCCGAAGGGGACGCGCCTGATGCCCGAGACGATCGTGAAGATTGCCCGGGGCGACCGCGCCCGGCTGATTGATTTGCTCAACCATTACGGCTACTTGGTCTAGGAGGACCCATGTCACAGGCACTCGCAATTGGGCGCATCGTCCACTACACGCTCAGCGAACATGACGCTGAACTCATCAACAAGCGCCGCAAGGACGCCAAGAATCTGAATGCTGCGGGCGTGACTCTGGCGAGTCAGAACCTTGGCGCACAGATCCACATCGGTAACGACGTCAAGGCCGGGGAGCAGTACCCGGCGACAATCGTCCGGGTCTTTGAAGCCGCGAAGTCGGCCAACCTCCGGGTATGGCTGGACGGAAACGATGACCTGTGGGCTTGCTCTGTGAGCGAAGGCGAGGGCGGCCGTCACTGGAACTGGCCCCCGCGCGTCTAGCGAAAGCTTCGGAGTGGATGAGCCGATGACCTCCACGCATAAGTGAATAGCCCACCGGAACATGAGCCGGTGGGCGCTGGCAGTAGAAGAGCCAAGGAGACAGGGCTGACTGTAAATCGGTCCACGGCAGGTTCGATTCCTGCTGCTGCCACTGGCGGGGAACGCGAATCGACACACAAGCCATCGAGCAAGCGCGATCCAGCAAGTACCCGCCCACCTTTTCCCGTCCCTGTTGGGGCGGGTATCGCGGCGTGATGCCGCAATGTCCCACCCAACTAGGAGTGATTCCGCAATGCCTGACATCGAGAACGAAAACCCGACCGGCCCCGACGCGGGCGCCGGCCAGGAACAGCAGAGCGGCGTGACGCCCGAAGCTGCAAGCACCGAGGGCTCCACTGCTGGTGAACAGCAGCAGGAACCGACCCCGCCGACCGCCGAGGACATCGCCAACCTGAAAGCCGCGCTCGCCAAAGAGCGTTCGGCCAACAAGCTGACGGCCAAGGAGCTCGCAACCCTAAAGGCTGAGCGTGACGCTCAGAACAAGACCCCCGAAGAACAAGCACTGGAAGCGGCACGCCGCGACGGTGAGACTGCCGCCACGCAGCGGGCCAACGAGCGACTGGTGAAAGCCGAGCTCAAGTCCGCGGCTAAGGGCAAGCTCAACAACGTGGCCGACGCCCTGGTGTTCATCGACGTGTCTTCCATCGAGGTAGGCGACGACGGCGAGGTTGACACCGCAGCCCTTGACACCGCCATTGCAAACCTTCTCACCGAGCGGCCGTACCTCGCCGCCGCGGAGCAGAAGCGTTTCCAAGGCAACGCAGATCAGGGCGATACCAAGTCTGGCGCCCCGAAGCAGTTGACCCGGGCCGACCTTGCTGGCATGAGCCCCGCAGCCATTCTGGCCGCGGAAGCGAACGGCCAGTTGAAGTCGCTCTACAAAACCACCTAAGAAAGGGTGACCCCCAATGGCTATCGCCAATTTCATTCCCGAAGTCTGGTCCGCGAAACTCACCGTCGCGCTTGAGAAGTCCCTCGTTTACGGTGCCGCTGGCGTCGTCAACCGGAACTACGAAGGCGAAATCTCCAACTTCGGTGACACCGTCCACATCACCAACCTGGTGGACCCGACCATCGCCAACTACACCGCGCACACGGACATCACCGTGGAAGACGTCGATGACATGGACACCGTGCTCATCATCAACCAGTCGAAGTACTTCGCTTTCGAGGTTGACGACGTCGAGAAGCGCCAGGCGCGCGGCGACGTCATGAACGAGCAGGCACGCCGCGCCGGCTACCTCCTCAAGGACGCCACGGACAAGTACATCGCCGGCCTGATGGCCTCCGGCGTGGACTCCGGCAACCTAATCGCGGAAGCCACCATCTCGACCGGCACCAACAAGGCCTACGAGACGCTGGTGAACCTGGGCGTCCGTCTGGACGAGGACAACGTGCCGTCCGACAACCGCTGGGTTGTCGTCACCCCGGCATTCCACGGCCTGCTGCTGCAGGACCAGCGCTTCATCGCCGCGGGTGACGCTCAGGGCGCCGAGGTCCGCACCAACGGTCACGTCGGCCGCGCTGCGGGCTTCGCGATCAAGGTGTCCAACAACGCCCCTGACGGCCCCGGTGCCGGCGCTGGCAAGCTCATCATCGCCGGTTACGACGGTGCTGTGACGTTTGCGGAGCAGATCGCCAAGACCGAGGCTGACCGGATGGAGAAGCGCTTCGCTGACATGGTGAAGGGCCTCCACCTGTACGGCGGCAAGGTCATCCGGCCGACCGGCCTGGCTGCTGCTGACGTCATCGTTGCCTAACTAGGTGCCATATGGCCCGGTTCGCTCCACATGGGGCGGGCCGGGCCACTCTTACCCGAACACATGGAAGGTGGACTCCAATGTCCAAGGTTTACATCGAGGGCCCGAACGGGCTTGTCATCGGTTTCGACAAGGAAACGGCTGAGGGCCTGCTGCGTCACCCGGACATCAAGAAGGCCGCCGCGCCCGTGGCGCCCGAGCCTGAGACTCCCGAGTCCGACGAGGCTCCCCAGGATGAAGCGCCCGCCGCGCCGGCCGGGAACGCCTCCAAGGAGGACTGGTACGCCTACGCGCTTGCCAACGGCAAGACCAGCGCCGACCTCGAAGGCCTGGGCCAGCGCGAAATCCGCGCACTGTTCACCGAAGCCTAGGAGGCACTGATGGTTGCTTTCGCCACGCCCGCGAACCTGGGCGACCGCATGAAGCGGGAGTTCACAGTGGATGAGCAGGCATGGGTGGCGACTCTCTTGGAGGATGCCGCCGCTTACCTGCGGGGAGTGATGGGAGCACACGTCTACCCGGTGAGCACGGCCACGTACACGGCCTACCCGATGGGCGGCCGGGCCGAGATGCCACAGCCTTACGTTGTGTCGATCGGCCCGGTTGTCCTCACGGACTCCCCCACGACTCCGGTGAACTTTGTCCGGTTCGAGGACGGCATCTACCTGTACTCGGACGACATCGTGGACATCACGTTCACCTACGGCCTTGCTGAGGCTCCCGCGGACCTTGTGGGGCTGAACTGCGCGATTGTGTCCGGGCAGATCGGACTCATTGAACAGGACCTTGGGCTGCAGATCGGTGGCCTGTCGTCTGTGGCTCTGGATGACTTCAAGATCGCGTTCGCTGACGGCGGCGCCGGGACCGGGCTGTCCCTCCCGGATCCGCAGTTGCGGTATCTGCGGGAGACCTACGGCAAGTCCGGCTGGGTTGTTGGGAGTGCACCGTGATCCGGGGTGTCCTGGCTGCCGGCCGGCGCCGTGCTGAGTCGATGATGCGGGACACGTGCCGCATCACCCGCCCCGGGCCGAAGACTTGGGACGAGACGACGATGACGTACACGCCGACATCGACTGTGGTCTATGAGGGCAAGTGCCGGTTCCTGAACCCGTACCGGGCCCCGACGACGGCAAACACCCCCGGCCAGACACAGGTTGTCCAGTTGGCCCGCCTGTCCCTGCCGGTGGCGACGTCGCTGGGGATCAACGAGGCCGACGAGGTGGAGTACCTGACGTCGGAGTCTGACCCGGACATGGTTGGCCGGCGCTTCACGGTGGACGGCCGCGCGCACCAGTCGGACGCGACGGCGCGAAGGATCCCGGTCAAGGAAGCGTCCTGATGCAGATTCAGGTCCGGGGCCTGCAAGCTGTCGTGAAGCGCCTCGAGGGTGTTGACCCGCTGCTGCGGGAGAACCTCCGCAAGGCAGTGGAAATCACCGCCCGGCATATCAAGGACGACGCAAAAGCGAACTTGAAGCCGATGGCAACCCCGCACGTCTCGCATGTCTGGAAGCTCCCGGCCGCACTTCACTACCATATGGAGGGCAACCGCTATTACGTGGCGGCCAAGGTCCGGGCTACTGGCGAGCAGGCCCGGTTCATCGGCGTCATCGAGTACGGGTCCCCGACGTCGGCCCCGCACCCGTTCCTCATGCCCGCCGCACTTATGAACCGCGCTGACTTCCTCAAGGGTGTCCGCCAGGCAGTGAAGGACTCCATCAAATGAGTGACCCGATCCGTGACCATGTGGGCGCGTTCCTGGACCGGCTGAAATCGGATCCGGTGTTCGCCGGCAACGTCATTGACACGAACGAGCCGAAGACCGCTGATCAGCGCGTCCCGCCGTACCTCGTGGTCTATTCCGACACGGGCAAGGTGGTGAACGAGCGGGCGACGTCGGAGCTCCCGAACCGTCTGGACTTCCAGTTCACGGTGCATTCCGTGGGCGTGGACGCTGACCAGGCGCGCGCGTGGGCCGGGAAGGTCTTCTTGATGCTCGCCGGCTGGCGGCCGGTCGTGGAGGGCTGGAAGCCGCAGGGCATCACGAAGCGGAAGCAGCCGCTCCCGATCCAGTTCGACCGCTCCTACACACCCGAGCTTGTATACGCGGTTGACGTTTTCGACCTAGTAACCCGCAAAGCCTGATTGGAGACTGCCGTGGCTCTCACCAAAGCACGCAACAAGGACGGGGACGAGGTAATCGTCTCCGACGAGTGGCTGACCCGCTGGCCTGACGACTTCACCGCCGTCGAACCCACAGTTCCCCCGAAGGAAACTACGCCGGCTACCGGCACCAACAAGAAGGAGAAGGCGTAATGGCCCTCGAAGATACTCCCGGTTCTGTCGCAACAGACGGCAACCTTTCCATCTGGTTTGTGCCCTACGGCGCATCCACCAACCCCGCATCGAAGGCTGTCCTTGAGGGTGGCACCACGAAGCGGATCACCTACTCGCTGACCCCGGACGGCTTCGCCCACACCACGGACGAAGCGACCATCGAGGACGGCCGGCTGACCCTCAAGCAGGCGCTGCAGCAGGCCGGCACGGTCACTGACAACCTCGAACTGTCCTACGTCTACGGCGCCGCTGACGACGTGGCGCGCGTGGCCCTGGCCGAGGGCACGAAGGGCTGGATCGTGGTCCGCTACGCGGTGGACAACGCCGCGGCCCTGTCCACGTCTACGGACAAGGTGGACATCCTCCCGATCCGTACCGGCGTGCAGCGCAAGTCCGCGCCGGCCCGGAACGCGACGTTCGTGATGGTGCAGAAGCAGTTCATCACGGGCACTGTGCTGCGGGACCAGAGCGTCGTCGCCTAGTTGAAATACTCCTGCCGCCCGTCTTTCCACCGGGGCGGGCGGCAGGTCACAACTTTCGTCCGGTGGAACGGTGGAAGGAACAATTCTTATGTCGAAGCTCAAGAACAAGACTGATAAAGCCACATTCCGGTACAGGGACGTAACGGTGATGCTGGACGGTGAGAAGGCGGCCGAGCGGGACGCGCTGATCGAGTCGATTGCGAACACGCAGGAGCCTGTTGACGCACGGATCACTGTGGACCCTGCCGCGGAGGCGCGGAAGGCGCTGGCTGCCCTCGAGGACGAGATGCGCGAGGCCTTGGTCACTGTCCGGCTGCGGGCACTGCCGACCGACAAGTGGAACGCCATTGTGGCGAAGCACCCGGCCCGTGAGGGCGTGGCGATCGACGCGAACAAGCAGTACAACATCGTGGAAGTCACGAAGGCCGCTGTCGAGGCGGGCGGGCACCTGATCGAGGACGGCAAGACCGAACCGATCGACGCCGACGAATGGCCGGCGTTTTGGGAGTCGCTGTCTGGTGGCGACTTTGATCGCTTTTGGATCGCGGCGTACACGCTGAACGAGCAAGACGGCTGGATGGGTGTTGACTTCCTAAAAAAAGGCTGAGGGATTCCCCCGGCCTGTTGAGGGATGTCCGGCTGGCGCGGGAGATGGGGATAGCCCCGCGCCGGCTGTGGGGCTGGGAACCAGTGGAGTCCACCAAGCACCACTATGACGCCGGCCGGCTGGTGGGATCCACCACGACCAGGGAACCGGAGTTCGACCGGGAGCAGCGCGAATGGTTCCGGGCCCTGCACGAGCTCGAGGCGGACACCGGCCAG